TGTAGTGTTTGCAACGGAGAATGTGGCTGGGCCAGTTAATGCACTTCCTAATAAGTTAACAGTAGCATTTCTAATCGATGCTGTACCTGTAGCAGAACCAATATTCAACGTTGTAGCTGCGCCACCAAGTTCTAATGTTGTTGTAGTAGTATTTGCCAATGCAAAAGTTGCTGGAGCAGTTAACGCACTTCCTGATAGTGCTAGTGTTGCGTTACGGATTGTTGCAGTGCCTGTAGTTGCACCTAATAGTAATGAAGTTGCAGCACCACCAACACCTAATGTTGTTGATGTAGTGTTTGCAACGGAGAATGTGGCTGGGCCAGTTAATGCACTTCCTAATAAGTTAACAGTAGCATTTCTAATCGATGCTGTACCTGTAGCAGAACCTAAGTTTAATGTAGTTGCAGCGCCACCAAGTTCTAATGTTGTTGCTGTAGTGTTTGCTACTGTAAATGTAGTCTGGTTAGTGTTAATATCACCACCATTAACGTTTAAGTCTCCGTCTAAAGTTACTGTTGCGTTACGGATTGTTGCAGTACCTGTAGATGCACCGATTATCAATGTTGTAGCAGCACCACCAAGACTTACTGTTGTTGCAGTTGTATTTGCTACAGTGAATGTCGTGTTTGTTGTAGTGATGTTGCTGCCGTTAACTGCTAGATCATTAGTTACTGTTGCAATACTTACAGAAATGCCGTCAGCACTTTGGTATGCCATTGATCCCAAGTACTGATTCAAGGGAATTTGATTTGGATTAATACCGATATCATACTGAGATGCTACTGCCCATATTTGACCATTAGTAGTTTCAGAAATTGTTCCACCAGCAATGACATTACCACTTGTAATAGTGTTTGCAGAACGAATGAATGTATTGCCAGAAGCGTTGCCAATCAATACGTTAGAAGTTGCCCCTGCACCGAGCCATAATGTTGTTGCTGTAGTGTTTGCTACAGTAAGTGTTGTTGCAGTTGTTCCAATGTCACCACCATTAACGTTCAAGTCTCCAAGTAAGTTAACAGTAGCATTTCTAATAGTCGCAGTACCTGTTGCAGCACCCATATTCAATGTTGTAGCTGCACCACCAAGTTCTAGAGTTGTTGAAGTAGTGTTTGCTAAAGCAAATGTTGCTGGAGCAGTCAATGCACTTCCTAGCAAGTTGACTGTTGTATTGCGAATTGTTGCTGTACCTGTAGCAGCACCCATATTCAATGTTATAGCTGCACCACCAAGTTCAAGTGCCGTTGTTGTTACGTTAGCTAAGTTCAATGACGCAGTACCTACAATGTCACCACCAGAAACAGTTAAATCTCCAGTGATAACTGTAGTTGCATTTCTAATTGTTGCAGTACCTGTAGTAGCACCTAGCATCAAATCTGTAGCAGCACCACCTAAGCGAACTGAAGTTGCTGTTGTATTTGCTACATTAAATGTTGTTTGATTGGTGTTAATATCACCGCCGTTAACGTTCAAGTCTCCATCTAAAGTGACTGTAGCATTTCTAATTGTTGCTGTGCCAGTTGATGCGCCTATCAAGACTGAAGTTGCTGCACCACCAACGCTAAGTGTTGTAGCAGTCGTATTAGCAAGAGTAAAAATGGTATTTGTAGTAGTAATACCACCACCATTAACTGCTACGTTTGCAGTAAACACACCCTCAAGACTGGTTACACTAGAGCCAGTAAACTGTAAGTTATTTCGTATAACTGTATTGCCTGAAGTGCCGCCAATAATAATATCTGTTGCCGATCCACCAATTCTTAATGTAGTTACACCTGTGTTTGCAATATTGAATGTAGATTGATTAGTGTTGATATCACCACCATTAACAAATAGATCACCTGAAACTACTGTATTTCCAGAGTTGATTGTAGTATTGCCTGTTGCTGCGCCAATTGATACTGCTGTAGCAGCACCGCCAACGTTTAGTGTTGTTGCAGTTGTATTGAATACGGTTGCTGTAGCCGATGATGTGCCAATGTCTCCACCATTAACGTTCAAATCACCATCTAAAGTGACAGTTGCATTTCTAATTGTCGCTGTACCTGTTGATGCACCTAATAGTAATGAAGTTGCTGCACCGCCAAGACTTAATGTTGTTGCAGTTGTATTAGCTACAGTAAATGTAGTTGCTGAAGTAGTAATGTCGCCACCATTAACTGCTAAATCTGTGCCAATAATTGTATTACCAGTTACAATAACATTAGCACTTCTAATTGTAGTATTTCCAGTTGCAGAGCCAATATTTACGTTAGCTGCGCCACCAAGTTCTAGAGTGGTTGCGGTGTTATTTGCAAGAGTAAATGTTGCTGAAGTTGATACAATGTCGCCGCCATTAACAAATAAGTCACCAGTCAATACTGTGTTTGCAGAACGAATATTTGTGTTACCTGTAGCAGAACCAATATTTACATTAGCTGCACCACCAATTTGTAGTGTTGTTGCTGTCGTATTTGCTACAGTGAATGTCGTATTTGTTGTAGTGATATTATTACTGTTAACTACTAAGTCACCACCAATATATGTGTTACCGCTAATACCAACTCCGCCAGTGACTACTAACGCACCAGTTGTGTTACTAGTTGATTCGTCAGATGAGAAGCCAGCAATAGTTACCTTAGTGTCATTGCCCTTTTGAAGAAATATTCTTCCAGCTGGAGCGCCGAATCCGCCGGCAATATAAACATCACCACCTTGATTTGTATCACCATCGCCGCCTCTAATCTTCACAGCGCCGTAGTTGCCGATGCCGTATCCGCCGGTGCCGCCAGTAATATTAACAATGCCACCGCTTACGACGCCGACACCACCGTTGATATTAACTGCGCCGCCTTGGGAAGTTGCTGAATATCCTGCGCCGATATTCACGTCCGAACCGCCTCCTGTGCCCAAAGCAGAGCCGGCAGTTATACTTATGGCGCCGCCGGTGCTGGTTCCAGAACCAGCGCCGCTGGTAATATTAACTTGCCCGGGCGCACCACTTGTGCTACCACCTGCGACAATATTAACTGTTCCACCAGGATTACCACTTCCTGATGAAGTACCAGCAGTAATGTTAATTGGTGCTGCTGTATTGCCAGCAAGTGATCTTATGCTAAGTGCTGTAGTATTTGCACTACTAATCAAACCGCCAACAATTGTATTGCCAGACAATATAGTGTTCGCAGAGCGGATTGTAGTGTTACCAGTTGTCGCACCAATTAAAACAGAAGTCGCTGCACCGCCAATACCTAATGTTGTTGTTGTTACGTTAGCTAAGTTTAATGTTGCAGTACCTACTATATCTCCACCAGATACTGTCAAGTCGCCGTCTAAAACTACATTAGCATTTCTAATTGTTGCAGTACCTGTTGATGCACCTAATAATAATGAAGTTGCTGCACCACCAACGCTGAGTGTCGTAGCAGTAGTATTTGCAATATTAAGAGTTGATTGTGTCGACAGAATATCTCCACCGTTAACAAATAGATCACCAGTCAATACTGTATTTGCACTGCGAATTGTTGTATTGCCTGTTGTTGAGCCGATGTTTACATTAGCAGCGCCACCAAGTTCTAGAGTAGTTGCTGTAGTGTTCGCAAGAGTAAACGTTGCAGAAGTTGATACAATGTCGCCACCATTAACAAATAATTCGCCAGCTAATACTGTGTTTGCAGAACGAATATTTGTATTGCCTGTAGTTGCACCCATGTTCAATGTAGTTGCTGCACCAGCAAATTCTAAACTTGTTGTAGTAGTGTTTGCTAAATTTAATGATGCTGTTCCTACAATGTCGCCACCAGAAACAGTTAAGTCTCCAGTAATTACCGTAGTTGCATTCCGAATTGTCGCTGTGCCAGTTGTCGCACCAAGCATTAGGTCAGTAGCTGCACCACCCAATCTTACGGATGTGGCTGTAGTGTTAGCTACAGTAAATGTAGAGGCTGAAGTTGCGATATCACCACCGTTGACATTCAAGTCGCCATCTAAAATAACAGTCGCATTGCGAATTGTTGCGGTGCCTGTTGTTGCGCCTAATAGTAATGATGTTGCAGCGCCGCCGACGCTGAGTGTTGTTGCAGTTGCATTAGCTACATTAAATGTAGAGGCTGCTGTAGTAATGTCGCCACCATTGACTGCTAAATCTCCATCTAAAACGGTGCTTGCATTGCGGATTGTTGCAGTGCCTGTAGTTGCACCTAATAGTAATGAAGTTGCAGCACCGCCAATGCTTAATGTTGTTGCAGTTGTATTTGCAATATTAAGTGTAGCTTGAGTCGATAGAATATCTCCACCGTTAACAAATAAATCGCCAGATAATACAGTGTTCGCAGAACGAATATTTGTATTACCTGTTGTTGCACCTAATAGTAATGATGTTGCATCACCGCCTAAGCTCACTGTTGTAGATGTGACGTTTGCTACAGTGAATGTAGCTGATGTAGATAAAATGTCGCCGCCATTAACAAATAAGTCACCAGACAATATTGTATTTGCAGAACGAATGCTTGTATTACCTGTTGTTGCACCTAACATTAAATCTGTAGCATCACCACCTAAGCGAACTGAAGTTGCTGTAGTATTTGCTACAGTAAATGTGGTTGCTGAAGTTGTAATGTCTCCACCGTTAATTGCAATGTCACCTGGAGTAATAATACTCTTATTGATATCAAAAGAATCGGAAGCAGATAGATAAACTACATTAGCATTTGAGCCTGCAATAGTAATACCTGCACCATTTGCTCCTGCATTATCTGCTGCGCCATCTGCGATAATAATATTCTTATCATCAACGCTTAATGTTGTTGAGTTAATGATTGTAGTAAGACCATTTACTGTTAAGTTACCGCCGATAATTGTGTTGCCACTTATGATTGTATTTGCGGAACGAATAGTAGTGTTGCCAGTTGCAGAACCAATATTTACGTTAGCAGCACCGCCAAGTTCTAGAGTTGTTGCAGTTGTATTTGCTAAGTTAAATGTAGATTGGGTCGATAGAATATCTCCACCGTTAACAAATAAATCGCCTGCTATTACTGTATTTGCATTGTTAATTGTAGTATTGCCTGTAACAGCACCAATTGATACTGTCGTAGCGGCACCACCAACATTTAATGTAGTTGTAGTAGTATTAAATAAATTTTGTGTAGTTTGACTTCCAACTAAGGTTGGATTATTGATTGTTGCAGTGCCAGATGTAGCGCCAAGGTTTAATGAAGTTGCTGCTCCGCCAACATTTAATGTAGTTGCAGTAGTATTTAAAAGATTAACAGTCGATTGTGTTGATAGAATATCTCCACCATTAACATGTAGGTCACCAGATAATACTGTGTTTGCACTGCGAATTGTAGTGTTGCCAGTTGTTGCACCGATTGTTAATGTTGTAGCTGCACCACCTAAGTTTAATGTTGTAGTTGTCTCATTAGCAAGATTCAATGATGCTGTAGTGCCTACAATATCTCCACCAGAAACAAATAAGTCTCCAGTAATAACTGTGCCTGCATTACGGACTGTAGTATTACCTGTCGTAGCACCAATTAGTAATGAAGTTGCTGCACCACCAAAGCCAAGTGTTGTTGCAGTTGTATTTGCAATATTAAGTGTAGATTGAGTCGATAGAATATCTCCACCATTAACATATAGATCACCAGTCAATACAGTGTTTGCACTTCTGATTGTAGTGTTACCTGTAGTAGAACCAATATTTACGTTAGCTGCACCACCAAGTTCTAGAGTTGTTGAAGTTGCATTAGCTACAGTAAATGTGGCTGCTGAAGTAGTAATGTCACCGCCGTTGACTGCTAAGTCTCCAGTAAGAATCGTGCCGCCAGTAAATGTTTGTGTTCCAGCTACGTATAGATCGCCTGCAATACCTACACCGCCAGCTACAGTTAATGCACCTGTTGTTGAGCTTGATGCTGCTGTAGTATGGAGAATTGCAAGTTTGGTCGCATTCATCTGCGCTACTTCATAACTTATCGCGCCGTTTGCAGTATAGAAGTGAAGAGTATCGTCAGAGTTGCCTGGAGAAGTTTCTGCAATAATGTATGTCAAGCCGTCTACAGATTTTACACCACCAAGACTTGACCAGTTTGCGCCGTCATAGCCTTCATATGCAGTTAATTCTGTGTTGTATCTAACTTCACCCTGTGCTGCTGTTCCACGCTGTATTGTATTACCTACAGGAACACGCAAGGCACCTGTGCTGTTAATAATTGCTTTGTTGTTATTAATAGTGAATGTTCCACTATTTGCAGCACCTATCGTGATTACGTTAGCTGCACCACCGATGTTCAATGTTGTTGTAGTAGAGTTCGCTAAGTTTGCTGTTGCAGTTGTTGCTACAATATCTCCACCTTGAACAAACAAGTCACCAGCAATTACAGTACCAGCGTTTCGAATTGTAGTGTTGCCTGTAGTAGAACCAATGTTCAATGTAGTTGCAGCACCACCGATGTTTAGTGTTGTAGTAGTAACGTTTGCAAGATTTAATGCCGCAGTACCCACAATATCTCCACCAGAAACTGTCAAGTCTCCAGTGATAACTGTAGTCGCATTACGAATTGTAGCTGTTCCAGTTGTAGCGCCCAACATTAAATCTGTAGCTGCACCACCTAAGCGAACTGAAGTTGCAGTTGTATTTGCTACGTTAAATGTCGTTTGATTAGTAGCAATATCACCACCATTAACGTTTAAGTCTCCATCTAAAGTGACTGTAGCATTTCGAATTGTTGCTGTGCCTGTAGAAGAGCCTAATAGTAATGATGTTGCATCACCACCAACACTTAATGTTGTTGCTGTAGTATTTGCAATATTGAATGTTGTAGCAGTAGAAGTGATATCTCCACCATTAACAAATAAATCGCCAGATAATACAGTATTAGCTGAACGAACGTTAGTATTTCCAGTTGTAGCGCCAATTAAAATAGAAGTTGCAGCGCCGCCAAGACTTAATGTTGTTGCTGAAGTATTTGCAAGAGTAAATGTGGCAGAGTTGGTAGTAATATCACCACCTTGAATAGCAGCATCGCCATAAACAGTTAATGTAGTGACATTTATGGATGCACTATTTGCACTATTTAAAATAAGGTTAGCAGTCCCATCAAACTGCGAATTTACATTAGTAACAAGTAAATTAGTAATTACCCTAAACTGGTTAAATGTATTTGATGATTGAACGGTTTGGATCGCCATTTACTTACCTTCTTTTGTTATTTTTAAAAGCATTTCTTTTATATCTCTTAGCTCATTCTTTAGACTTGATAATTCATTTTTGACTACAACTATGTCTTCATTACTTTGAATATTGCGGAGAGCTTTTTCTTTTTGTAGCTTATATCTTAAAAGCCCGGCCGTATCAGTATTTAGTATCGCTCTAGAATGTGAATCTCGCTCACTAAATCCTGATATTTTTTCTACAAGTTGAATTGTTGCCATATATTTATAATGAAATTATGCTAATGCTACTGCTCTCAGACTTTTAACTTTAGGAATATTAGTCACACTATCGGATAAAAATACAACTTTTATTGCAAAATATTTAAATTGATTATATGTGATACCATCCGAAGTTGTGTATCCGATAGTATCTTGCATTAATCTATATATGTCTTGCGTTGACGCTGTTGCAGCCGCTGCACTAGTTAAAGTTAGTGTTGTATTATTTGCAATTGATCCTACTACACCTTCTGTTTTGCTTGTTCCAAAAGCAATAGTATCTCCAACTTGTATCTGTTGTAAGAATGCAGTGTTTGTTCCAGTTACTGTCGTTGAACTTGCAGTAGTATTTGCGGTGCCTGCTAAAAGAACTGCTTTTTTAGATTTACCTGCACTCGATACGATATACTTTTGTTCAGAATAATCATTTGGATTTTTTGCGAAAGTTTTAAGCCCATCTAAATCCATTTCTGTCCAGAATTTATTATTAAACGCATCTTGATCTGCACTATTCAATATCTTATAATAGACTTTAACATCTGTTCCTTTTTGACGATTAACGTCTAAGTAAACAATTAAATCTGAAGAATCAAATCCATCATTCAAAGTAACAACCCTTGTCATATATCTAGTTAGAGATGTGTGTGGTCCAACTGGATTCTCTTCCATATTATAATATAGTGTCACACCATTAGATGTTATATTAAAATTATTTGCAACAAATAATGATGTGTTATTGCTGATAGATGCAATTTGACGGTATTCATTTGTTGACGTTTTTATGTATTTAATACCAGCAAGTTCTGTAGTAAACGATGTTCCATATCCAGTAACAACATTACTTGATGTAGTGTATCCGACAGTACCAGTTGCAGTAGCATATGTAGAATTATTAATAACATTCTTAGCTAATATACAATTAATTCTTTGTAGATCAATGTATGGAGAAACGTATTGATTTTCAGTATTTAATGTTGTACGAACTTTCAGAGATTTAAATCCTCTTGAAGTTTCTATAGCAGTATTAGAAATTTGTCCTAACGTTATATTGTTAATTTTTTCTAAATTCTTAATTTCTCCATAATTTCCTACAGAATATGATGGGTCCGATTGAGACATTTCATATGATACGGATGTTGTGCGTAGCGACAGTTCCTCAATATTTGGGTAAATTGAACTATAACTAATTAGGTCAGTAATTGGCATATTATTCAATACTGCAATTCCAGATTTTGCTGCCTGCACTTTAGTGTCAAAGAACCTTGCAATTTTTACTGCAAATTTTAAATCTAAAGTTGTAGATTTAGTCCAGCTATAATCATTTGAAGGAATATACAATTCAGTTTGTGACGTTAGAACAACTTTAGAATTTACTCTAGTATCTGTTAGGTCAATTTTTCCTTGTTCAGCTACCCATAATTTATATCCAGGATCATTACCGTCAGCTTTAACACCAATGCCATATGTTTTATTTGGCTGTAAATATAATGGACTAGGGAATGTAAATGTTGTCGCTGAAGTTGGTGAAGTATTTGCAACAATCGAGTTATATTCCATTCTAGCAATTTCATTTCCAATGACATTACGTGTAGGATATCCACTGATAGCGTCAACTTCTCTAATATCTACAGTAACACCAGCAATTGAGCCTGAAGCTGGCTTTGCTGCAAAGTATAAATCAATCGCAGTTACCATCATACCTTGACTGTATGTACTATCATCAATTTTAAATGTCTGAATTAATGGATCAATAATATTTGTAGATGTTCCACTTTCAACCAATTTTGATGATGCAGAAGATAAAGATTCATTAGAGATTCTATTAGTAGGTCTCGTATTTAAAATACTACCTGTGCTAGTTACAGATGATCCTTGAGTGTGGAACATACATTTAGCATAAGATGCTGATGTTGCATCATCATAAGTACTTTTATCTGAAATTTTTAATTCTCTTGCGCCAATATTAAATTTATTTGCTGGAACTCTAAAAATTCCAAAAAATTTACTAGCCGCGGATGTGATTCCAGTATTTGCTACAACCTGTCTAGTGAATAGTGCAGACGTTGTTGGTAAAAATCCATAAGCATCAAAACTTTCATAAACATCGGAAACAGTTTTAGTAGAAGCTATTGATATCGGAGTAACATTTGATGTTACATCCATGCCATCAAAATAGAAATACAATCTAGTAGAATTCTTTAATCCAGTCGCGTAAAGAATAATATCACGACTTCTCATAGTATTCTGAATTGATGTATCGAGAACTCTACCTGTAGCAGGGTTTGTTTGTTGGTGCGTAAGTATGGCGCTATTCAATGCCTTTATCGTAGATGATGAAATACTTGAAGAAATTACACCAGTAGATTCTAAACTATGCACACTTGGATCATCTCCAATAAAATATCTAGTTGCAGGATCAATTTCTGTATTCCATGCATCCGTTCTAGTTTTCCAGTTGTCTAGTTGACCAGTAGGATCATTTGCTAAATCTTTTCCTGGAACTCTAGTAGTATCAATCCAATTATCAGTAGATGGGAATAAAGATAGGTTTCCAACCCAATTAATTGGTGTTGATCCTATTAACGCAACATTAGATGTTGCATACATTTGATTAGCAGTAGATATTACTTCTGTATATGCTAACATTAATTTTTTACCAGAGGTTTTAACTACACCTGTAGAGCCGGACGTATTATAAGTTAATGCAATTTGCATTTCATTATTAGAGTATGCAGTTACATAATTATTATGTCTATCAATAGAAGCTCTGTATGCTGAAGAATTTACGTCAGCAGTATTGTGTCCAGTAAAAACGTCTACTAACAATCCATTTTTGAATTTATCAACACCAGTGACAGTATCAACAATAACTTTATCTATGACTTGTTTTTCAGAAGAATTCATTAAACTATCTAATTCTAATTTATAAACTCTCTTTTCAATAGAGCCAATATCCTGCATAGTATATCTTCTATTTTTAAATGGAGTTATACCAACTTCAGATATTAGAGAAGGATATGCGGGAATAGATAATTCTGCTAATTGTAATGTGCCCGCAATTGAAGCTGGAGATTTAGAATTTTCATCTTGTGCAGGACCATCATTAACTTTAAATTCACCATCTTGAGTTAAATATATTTTAGATTTTCTACCTTTATAGTAAATAATATCAGTTACAAATGTTGAATCTGCTGTAGGAATATGAAGACCCGTAGAGCCTGTAGTAGGAATTTGATACGTTCCTGGATCAATAGGGTTTAATGATGAACTGCTTGCAGTTTTGATCGGTCTAAAATCAATACAATTTCTTAAGTCAAATGTTTCTCCAGTCTTTGTGCTTGTATATAATGGCACTTCAGATGTAATAATTGTAGTATTAGAATCGATAGTGTCATCAACTGGATATGAATTGATTGAGAAATAACCAGTGCCCTGAGTTGTATTATGACTATACGAATCAAAGACAACTAATAATCTACCCGTTGGAGTATATCCAGATACAGGAGAAAGAGTTCCATGTTCATATGCATTATCGCGTTGACCATTATCAAATGTGTAATATGCAGTCACATTGGTGTTAGCTGTTGTAGGAACAGAAACAAAATTATTTGCTTGATAAACTCCACGTACAGTAATTACGTCACCTTTACCTAGACTCCATGGTCCAGTGTATAGTTTAGGATGTGTGTTTGCTTGAATATAAACTTGATCGCCATAGCTTATTAGTTTAGATTTTTCTCTAGCAGTTTGTCTAGACATTGATGCAATTAATTTTGCACCAGTTAGTGTTACATTTTCTGCAATATCAATTGTAACGGATGTTGGTGTAGAAACTGTTACACTTCTAACGCCAGTGTTTCCATATCCAGATAAACTAATTGGCATTCCAGCAGGAAAAGATTTAAAATAAGTATTTGCAGTTGCGCCAGGATGAGTTGTTGTCAACGTCATGTATGTTGCATTGCTAATAAATTTTACAATTCTATCTAAACTATTTACTCTAATAACATCACCAATATTAAATTTACTATCGAATGAAGTTGAAGTTCCAACTATAGTATTGCTATTAGCAGAAATTGTTACTGTGCCAATTAATGGATTATCACTATATGCAGTAGTTGTTGGTACTAGATAGTAGTTATTATTTTTCTGAGAATTTGATAGTGTTCCACTTCCTTCAAATCTTTCTAGAACATCTGTAGAACTCGCAGTAGCAACACCAGAAGTAAGTGTTATGGAAGATTCTGATCTGAAATTAAATGACGTTTGGATATTTCCGCTACTATCGCGCAGTGTTTTTGTTGCATTATATGGCAGTTTAAAGATTAGTTTGTCGAATGTGCTATCTGATAATACTGCACGCCCTAAAGAATCTAGGACAAAGTCTGCAAATTTTGATGGAGAACCAGATAGATATAATGAACGTGCAGATTCAAATAGTTTACCGCTATTCATAATTACATCATGCAAGTAGAAATTATATACGCCAGAAGATGTTCCTGGCGTGCCACTTATATACTCTATAGTTTTAACTCTAGCTGTACCAATTTTGGAGCCAGAAACTGTAGTAGAAGCAAATGTCGTATTTGAAATTGCAGCCTGTGCAGTATCGTAAATGTCTACTGTAGTTCCAGCATTAATATCCCAGCTGCCGACAACTTCTTTAACATTTATTCCGCCGCCAAATGCTAATTGTGTGCCTACTTGTTCAACATATTGTGTGTCTGTTCCTTTGCGAACGTTAACTTGAATTTTAGCTGTAGTTTCGTGTCTATGTCCTCCAACATATGCAGTCATCGCATCAACGTTTATAATTAGAAGACCACTATTACCACCTTCAGCTAAAGTGTAACGTCCACGATTATCACCATTAATTAAGTGTTCACGCGCAGAAATAATAGGATCATTTAGTGTATAGTCGCCAGATTCGTCATATGTGCGTTGCGCAATTGCATCTTCAATTTTACCACCAACTTCAATATTCTTACGCTTTCTTATTACACCGTCTTCAATTTCTACATAAGAAACAAAATCATCTATAGTAATATCATTCAACCCATACTTTAAAAGGTTTGTTGTAATTTTAAGTCTATCTGCACCTGGCGCTTGATAGTTAGGACTTCCCTGCGCATTATCAACTAATGTCGCATCACTAATAGAATCTACAAAAGATACTGTAGGAACCAATCCAACTTTATATGATGGAGAATTGCTGTATTTGTCTAGAATGATAGTTTGAGAAGCTCGTTTAACAAAATGGTTTGCAATATAAACAATTCCTGGACCAATAGTTAATGCAGAACCTTTTGTATATGTAACTTCAGTTGCAGTATCTGGATTAACCACATATTGAGTTGCGTCAACAGTTGCAGTATTTGCGTAAATTGGATTCGTAGAAGTGATGCATATTAGTGTTTCGGAGTCTTCAAATGTTTTTGAAGTTCTCTTATCAATACCAGAAGTTATATTGATTGTAAATGGACTTCCATTAACATCGGTACTTACTGCTGTTACTGTGTTTGGAGAAAGTGTTGGAAAATCTCCAGATCCGGTAATTGCAAAACGTTCACTACCATCATACGGATCACTCCATACTGAAGTAATGGTAGCAGTATTTGTAGTGTCAATAGGATATGAAAATGTAATTTCATTGCCAACAACTAATTGATTATTAGTGTTACACACTAAAATTCCACTTCCACCACTAATATAAGATATAAACAGTGTCTTAGGATCATCGCCATCAAGATCGGAAACTAAATTAACATGTGCAATAACTCCAGTATTTGCACCAATAATTTTTTGATCGACAAAATTATTTACTACTACATTATTGCCAGAGAATGTAGGTTGAAGCTTGACATAATCGAGCTTTAAGTTTGGAGAGATTTCGCATCCATCAAGAATAGCACCATCGTCAAAAATAAAATCAGCAAATCTTTCAAATTGCTTTTGTTGATATGTTTGAGCTTGTGTTAATTCTCTAGCTTGAACTGCACGACCTGGACGATATAAAACTCTTACAAAATTTTTATCTTCATTATAATCGTCATAGTATGGACTTACGTTTAAATTGATATTACCTGGAGTAGACATATTGTTCTATGACCTTATTATTAGAATTGGATAATTAATTTAATATCTTCAATTTGATCGGCAGTTCTGGTAATTTTACCGCGATTTTCAACATAGATAATATCACCCGTGTATGGCTGAAGACCTGGATTATTTACGACACTAACTATACCGGAGGTATTTGAAGTTAATCCTGTAATTGTTGTTGATACTGTAATATCTTTAGGAACGGGTCTTGTAGTAAATAACCATTTATTAGCTAAGTCCCATTCGACAACATATGCAGTTGTTGTTACGCCACCAACAGTTGCGCTAACCACTTCATCGACCGTATAATTTGATGATGGAGCTGGAATTGTATATCTATAAGTAGTTCTGTAATTTGATCCATATGCTTTAGTAGTTGTACCATATAAAAGAGGATCACGGATAAGACCTAATTTTCTATAGTCATTTGATGTAGGAATAGTATTGGATTCTGAACCAGATAATCTAGCATTAATCATTACGTATGTGCCATACAACTCTTTAATCGCATTTTCTCCATGGCCATCTTTTGGACTAATAATAGGGAGTGCTGTTGCTCCAACACCAACACCAGTAATCACTGCTGTTGCAAATGTATAACCGGAACCTTTGTTCGAAACAGTAACTCCAGCTAATGCGCCATCAGTAATGATAGGACTACATGTAGCTAAAGTTCCATCGCCGACTATAGATATTGAAGTGTTAGCCTGATAGTATCCTGAGCCGCCTGTAATCTTTTTGATGAAATGAATTGCGCCGTCAACCGAAGCGTCTGAAATCGTTGAGTCTGTTTTAACTGGAATATAATCTTTTGTTACAAATTTTAATGCGTCAGAAGTCGAAACGGTATACATGTATTTCCATATGTATCCATCAGCATAAGTAACTTCAGAAGTTCCTGTACCAGTAGGTTTTGATGTAGATGCTGCGCCGTAATTATTTGATAAGCATTTATATACGTTATACTCTTCAGTAATAACTTGGAATTTTTTATCAATTGAAGATAATGTGTTGTCAGTATGATCGTACATATCATAAACTATTCCTGTTGCCCAATCGAATCGTCTTATTCCATTTGCAATATCTGAAGATTGAATTCTTTTAACTGCAATAAGATCACGCCATGGAATATATTCTACATTCGCAGTATCATTAAGCGGTGTCGCATAGCTTGATGAAATTTCAGAACCGTCTGTGTATGGAGTTGTTCCGCCAATGTACAAGTACATTGAAGTATTTGCAGCTTCCGAGAATGCTTCAACAAATTGCTCTGCATTGTGAAGTCTAAAATTGCTTGTTGCTAATCCTGGCATGATTATATTCCTTTATTTCTATGTTCTATTTATACAATATTTTATTGTAATCTACGCTTATATATGTTTGCGTTTGTATAAGTTCCTGCTAATGGACGGATAAGATTTAGCGTCATGAAAGTATTATTTGCTACGGTTAATATATTTGCGCTTTCGTCTGCGCTTTCAATACCAACAATTAATTCTTCTCCATCAAAATAATCGCCAACAAATGTTGTTCCTGTGCCGACAACACTAGAGCTTATAATAGTATTTCCGTCTAAAATAGTTGTGATAGTCACTGTTCCTGGCGATTTAATCAATTTAGTAACGTGAGGACCGTCCCATGTATGCCAACTATCATTGAATGTATTTCCAGTATAAGCTTCGGATTCTACATACCATAAGTCGAAAATTCTAAGATCATCAAACTTACCATTTAAATATCCTTGATAGAATTCTGGCTCTCTTAAATTTGTATTTGCTGTCTCAGTATTTGCTACGGCATATAAAAGACTAGATGGAAGCTGTTTAACAATTTCAGTATTTACAGTATTATTGTTAAATGTATTCAGAATAAAACTCAATAGAACAATTTCACCAAAGAATTCCATTCCAGCTGGATGAAGAATATCTTTGATTAAATCGCTATAATCACTAAAAAATTCACTACTTCGAATAACATAAGAAAAATCTTGATAAAAATATGAGTCTTGAATCTTTTTATCGCTGAGTTTACTATCGCTGTTTAAATAAACTCCTTTAGATATATTTGTTCCAATAATTATAGGAGTTAAATTTGCATTACCTGCACCTAAAGTTGTAGCATTTATCGTAGTGTTACTTGAGCTATAATTTAATCCTTGGATAATATCTACGCCACGAATTGATCCTAAACCAGAAACGTTATTTGCATAGTCTACGGAAGCATTTCCACCAAAACCCTGTATTCCTGTGCATGTAAATTCTGCGTTATAACCTGTTGTCGAATTAGCTGTTATTGTAGGTAGATTACCTATCGTATATCCACTACCAGAATTTGTCAATTCAATTCTAGAAATTGGTCCAATATTTAACCAATCTTCATGCTTGATTGCACTAGCTTTACCGTTTAAAGTTTCTTCTTGAATTAGATTATAGACAGCGCCTCTTGCGCCCTCAAGAAGAATATTATCAAAACCGTAGTCAGTAGAATCTGTTACGTTTATTTCATTGATGATGCGGAAATTATCTTCTGTTGTGAAGTAGTATGTATTTCCTTCCTCAACTTCAGTGACGATATTGTCAATGTTTCCTATAGAAGCAATTATGCCCACTGCATTTGCACCTGAGCCTCCAGTAAATATTAATGTATTTCCTACGGAATAATCTGAGCCTCTATCTTTAAGTGTGATTAATCTTTCAGACAATGCTCCAATAGATTTTATTGTAGTATCTTCTAAAACGATTGGTGGAATACTAGTATATTCATACCCAGTATTTAAAACTTGAATTGCAGTAACTTCACCTACTGTATATCCATTAAGTGTGTATGTGTTTGCTATACTCTTAACAGACACTATTAAACCTGATCCTCCAGAATTAGCACTATCAACTGTCAATAATGATCCAACTCTATATCCATATCCAGTCGAATTAAGTTTAACTCTATTAACACTTCCAGATCCAATTTCTGAAACAGTAACTTTAGCATCGTATCCTGTACCTACAACTGGAAGATTATCGCCAACTGAATACCCAGTTCCAGGATCATTAATGTTGACACCAACAAGAATACCATAAGTTGTTGTATATACTTTAGAATTGCCAAGTATTTTAATGCCCTCACTAGCAAGAAATTTGCCTTGAGTTAATGTTAGTGTTAATTCGGAGTATCCTAAATCCTGAATAAATGTTGATGTGATATCAGTAACCAGTGCAAGTGCGCCGCTAGTAACGCCAACAATAGTTTTATTTAAAAGATCGAGAATATCTGACGTTGTTATAACTCTAATTACAGTTGGTTTATAATATTTACCATCTGATATTTTTAAAACTTCTTTTCCTGGATATCTCAGTTCAATTGTTTTATCGTTATAAAGTGCTGCAAAAATAAATTGATAAGCTTCTTCATTACTTTTTGACCGATAGAAATCTTTAAATTTATTGACTATAGCTCTTCTATCTGCGGGAGTTATCTTAGGAATTCCTTTATTTAATTCGTCTGTTAAATAATTAAAATATGCACCAGAAGACTTTTCTGGAGTTTTACTATTAAGATATTGGCCTGAAGCACGAACTACGTTATCTTTAATTGAAAATACATATGCAGTAGCGCCAGAAGTTTCGCCTGTAAATTTTTCACGTAAATTAAAAGGAGTTTCTGTTATCATTTTTATGACAAAATATGATGTTCCAACAACTTTAATTAGTGCTCTAGCCTTTGTTGTTGTTCCGACTACATATTCACCATTTTTAAAAGTTCCCGAAGTTCCACCAGCCTCAACCGTACCCGCCGTTTGATAAAATTCCAATTTAGAAGTTTGCATCCACTCGTAATATCCCGCAATCATAGTATGAAAACTGGAATCATCCAGTTTCGGAATCTGGTTTTGTATCGAAAGTGAAGGCTTAAATAGCGTGTCGTTTGTTGACATTATTATCTTCTAACTAAACTAATAGCATTATCGTCAATTAAATTAAGTGTAATATCACTATCAAGAATATTGATAATTTGACCTCTTAATGGAAGTATGTCACTTTCAGCAGGAATAGCAGTAACGCGCAATTGTACTCCACCGTCAGCAAATGCAGTAGGACCAAAACTAGTTAAAACAATTGTTCCAGAGGTATAATTTATGGTACCAATATTAGAAGCAACCGCTACACTTGTTGTTCCAACTTTACGATACACTCTAATATATCCGCCATTATCTTCCAAATAACATTGAGTATAGCCTCCATAACTAAATTCATTAGATGTTACTTTATTTCCTGCTCCATATGGATTAGTTATCAATCTATTTGATGTTGCAGGATCAATCGGATTAGAAAATCTGATTGTATATTTAAATTCGACATTCAATTGAATATCAAGTTTTTTTGTCATAGTCGCAGATATTGAACTACTTACTACTGATTTGTCTGTGCTGGCAATAATTCCTAACAATACAGATTGTCTATAATACTTAGAAAATGAATTTAAACTATCATCATTGTATGCTTTAACGGCATTTACTAATCTTCCACTTAAACTTGTATCAGTTTCAATAGTTTGATTAGGATTGTATTTGACATTAATATTAAGAGCGATGTAAATATAATCGGGATCGATAATTTGAGTAGAGATTGCTAAAACTCTTTTTGGATTAATGTAGCTATTAATGATATTTTCTTTTTCAGCAGTACTCAATACATCTCCAAATACGGGACGAACTGCTATAAGAACTTTACCATATTCTGGAGGATCATTATCTTGCCCGCCCCATACTGCAACTGATCCTACATTTGGCGCAGTTAACATTATTGATTCATAATCTTGTGTAGTTACTGCTCTATTCTGTGCTGCGTATGTTTTAGGTGCAGCAAACCTAATAGATTCGATAGATTCTCTATCTTGGCCACCAGAAGCCGAAGTTCCTGTGTTTGGTACAAATGTTAACTCTGTAACTCCATTTATATTGGATACTAGAGTAAAAGATTTAATGCCATTACTTGCAGTTCCAGTAGATACGATGTACTCTAGGTATACAATATTACCATTAGTCAGTTTTTTACCAATTATATTATCGCCAAAAGTTACTCTAAATTTGCCATCTTCAATCTCTTCTAAGAAATATACTTCAGAAGTGCTTACAACTGAAATGGCAGAAGTTGCTAATGTATAAACTGTTGTCGTAGCATCTGTGGATGAAGTTTGAACTTTAACTGTTAAAGTTGATGTGTCCGCTGTGGGATTAGAAATTACAAATCTTTGATCAGGATCACCTACATTATAAGTGTATTTTTCTGATACTGATCTACCTTCAAATAAAACTACATTGTTTAAAGTATATACTCCAAAATTACTAAAAATAGTAGTTGCGTCTTTAGTCAAAAATGTATATGTTACACCATCAACCGCCGATTGAAATCTGGTATATCTAGGAATTATAATACTAGCAGGAGATCCTGTTACAGTAGCTTTTAACGTTCCTGTAACTCTAGATGAAGTTGCCGATCTAGGAGTATAATTTAAAGCTTTAGCTAAATTTACAACTGAGTTTCTTTTCTGCGCAGTCGCCAAAAAGCCTTCAGCAGCTACCATATTCTGGTAAAAGCCGGTGTAGTATGTATTATACGATAAAATATCCAACAAAACACCAACGCCAGCGGCATCAAAATTATAATCTGTAAATTCTGACTGATTCTGTAGAAATAGTTTTAAATTTGAACGAATTTCTTCAAAATTAAGTCCATCTAATTTTAAATTTGTTATTGAAGCCATATCTATTAACTCTCTTTGTTATTATTTTTGTGTTAATACGTATTCTATTACTTGTACATTACCTTTATTGCCTGAAATATTGACAATATAATTTATAGTAATCTCTATAGAATTATCACTGCTCATATCAGTAGTAATAGACACAACTTTAATTCTAGTTTCAAATTTTTCAATACATCTATTTATTTCTTCATTTATTTCATTTTCAGTTTCAGCGTCACGAGGCTTGAACAGAAATGTATCGAGTATTGTTCCGTATGTCGGATCAAAAGGCTTAGTTCCTAATGGAGTTCTTAGCAAATTAAGTAAAGCACCTTTTACAGCAGCATCATCTATCAAAGTAGTGATACTGCCAGTAACAGGGTTAGGAGTAAGATTTAAAGACAAATCTTTATAATACGCATTTATAACGCGATCAAATTCGGTTACCGGTATAGTATTTGCTGTTGCCATATATTCTATTTATGTTAGATAATTTCCAATTTTTCGCTAATCTTAGAATCCTGAATCTCTTTTCTTCTGTCTTTGGAAACTTTTGCGAATTCTGCTAGTGCTTTTCTTGCTCTAGTTCCTGCTGCTTTGTTTCCTCTTTCAGAGAATTTTTCATTTTCTTTTATGTAGGAATTAAATAAATCTATAAGTGTTTCATGATGTGACATTTTGGTAATTATCCTTGTTTCTTTGTATTTGCTCTTGACAAGCTAGTGTGTGTGATGTTATAATACAGTGTTGGTTCTGTATATTATCCTAATTTTTGCTTTAACATCTCTTTGATAAAGACGTTATCTGGAAATAGCTTGACAAGAATCATTGTCGCTGTCATATTAATTCCATTTGTTAAGTCTTGCACATCTTGAGGACTTAATACTTGTGCCCATTCTTGTACTTGAGCATCTGTAATTTGTGTGTGGTCTGCCATAATAATTATCCTTTGAGTTTATTATAAAGTGTTGCAGTCTTACCAAATACTTTCATCAAAAATATCATAGCCTTTCTTGGTAGAAACTCTTTTTTACTTTTAATCGTATTCGCTAGTACTTTAACGATTGGTTTGTATGTGATGTATCCAAACAATTTATTGAATAGATACGATCCATAAGTCATCATATTGCCTTGTGTAGTGAATTCACGCATTAGTTCCATGATGTGATCTTGCGATAAATATCCATATTGATATGCAACACGCATAATTCCACCATCCATCATAATAGACGTAGTACCAAAGCCATTAACTATATATGTACCATCGCCAGTGACCCATAGATTATAGACAAGTTCGCCTTGAGTCTCGCATGTAATTGGATTCTTAACGCTATTGATCTTTCCTAACCACGGATAGACTTCATTGTCAATTGATACCCATTCTCCGTTCACGAACAATGGATGATTTGGTGTCGCAAATGGTTCATAGTCTCCAGTTGGAGTATACAGTTCTTTCCACATGTATTTATCTGGGACTCTTTCGATGAAAAGTACTTTGTTGACTTGCGTTCTATCTTTATTAAAAATAAAATCACCGTCTTTAATCTGATCAATACGTTTTTTTGTCCAGTCTGACATAGTGACGAGTGTTTCACCTAAGAAACATCCTCCGCCGCCACCACCTCCGCCCTTTCCGGAGCTTACTATAGGAGGAGGAGGTGTCGGGAACAGAGCAGCAATCGAATTCAATTTTACAGGCTGTGGAGGAAATATTGTATTCATTAATAATCCAACATTTTTAGCAAGCTCTATTGTATCTACCGCACCAATACTATCTTCGCGTGATGGATGGTAATATGTATATCCTGGAATATTCACTAACGGCTGAACTGTGTACACATTGCCTTTACCGATAGGACTAGTTCCTGCAAGCGGATTACCTATACTAAGTGGGGTTGAAGGTAAAATTGATCTACTTCTTAGTGTATTTTCCTCAGTTGTTGATATTGTTTTTGATTTGATAGTAATATTGGTAGGATGAGATATCATTATATAATCATTAGCTATCTCTACTTTTTTATCATCAACAAATGCATTAAGACTTAATAGTGCATTTAAATACTTCAATTGTAAATTTGGTCCACTACTCTGCACTAATGATATGGGATTACCGACACTGGTATCGTTAACCATCTCAAATGTGTTCAAGCACGGTTGTTCAAATCTAAATCTATCTTTCTGTGCATTGCCTGTTACTCCGAAAGAATTTGGTAATACATTTGCTACAGTGTTGAAAGAACGAACTGTAGAAACACGCTCTGAGAACCTATCTGCCGCAAAGGGCGATAACGTGGTTGATGGTATACCAGGAAGATATCCAAGAATACATGGTTCTTGTGCATCTTCACCGTCTAAGAAAAATCCAACAACCCAATCACCAAGATTAGGTATGCCATATGTTCCGGGCATATTTGCTGGCATTAATGTTACAGCCCAAGGAAGATCAGGCGTTGGCATTTCTCCAGTCTCAGTAGGAGCTGGAATATTTTGATTAGCTCCGACAGATGGTACATATGTGTCTGGTATTTTCACTTGTTGCTGCACACTAGATGGCGCATGATACCCAAAAATTCTAACTTTAGCTCTGCCCAGGACCAATGGGTCTTGATTGTCTTCTACAACACCAATCCACCATATAAATCCATCTCTACCTAAAAACATATTATTTTAACCTCTGCGTTTAAAATCTTCGAACTTCATCATAGATCATCCAACTCTTTTGTGTCCAGTGAATCTGGTGGCACATTGTCTTTAATCCATGTGTATAGCTGTTTCTTAACGTCGGCGTCATTAGTGATTGCTTTGCCAGGCTTCTTCATTGTGATATAGAGAAAGTCTTTGACAACTTTTCTACCTTTAATATCTTTATAGTGTTCGCCCGTTTTTGGATCAATCAGAAACATTGTGTTCTCTGGATTATTTAGAATGACGTAAATGCCTCCATCTATTGTGATGGGCAAGCTCTTCTTAACTAAACTTAGAATCGTCTGTGCAGCGCCTTTGTGCGTTCTTAAAAGAATGTCATCGGGCACAACTCTAGAACGTTTTGCATTGTTCTTCATTGCAATCTCATAGTTTGTTAACACCCATGCGATATGAATGTTCTTAGGATCATATCCTATTTCAATTAACCTAGGAAGATACGACTCAAGATCCGACATATCTGCGAAAGTAGAATCAAACAACACATTAGGTAAAATATTTTCTTTAGCGCCATCTAATAATAAGTCCAAGGTTTTTTCTTTTACGCCAGTAGCTCTTACCAATACGTGAAGTGCGTATACATGCTCTGGAACTTTTAGGTTCAATTGACTAAGGCTGAGTCCTTTTGAAGTGATGTGTTTTTCAATGAATGCAGCATCCGATTCTTTAATCTTGTCGCCATATTTCTTCAATAGATCGTCTGTAGTGAACTTACCCATGCCATCTAGTTTTTGAAATGCAATTTTTAATTCGTCAACGTCACGAATTTTGAAGTCATTACCAGATAGATAATTGGATATTGCGAAGCCTTTTCCAGAGCCAGCACCACCTGCAAGAAAAACAATCTGACCATATTTTGCACCATTGTTAAATGTGATAAGCTTTTCTGATATTAATGAGTATGCTTCAAAATCTCTTTTCTGAAGATACTCTAAAAATTGTAATTGCATTTTATTCCTCTTTTAGAAACCGTTAAATGGTTGAGTTCTTGATATCAAATTATCTAAATTGAGTGTAAAATTACCTCTAGATAATTCTAATTTTTTTGTGTATCCCAATTTAGATAAATTATGTCTACATGCTGTAATTATATATTTTCCAGAATATAATGCATCATCTGTAGTTGCAGAAGATTCTATATTAACTGCTTTGTACATTCGACTAGGAAGTCTTAAATCAATAATATCGCCCGCGCCAAGTCTGTTTGTACCGCCAGCAATATCTACTATGATACGAATATTGCTATTTAAAAATGCTCCATACGTATCATTCT